CTATCAAAAGAGGGCGACCGGCTCAAAAAGATTGGGAAGCAAATCGCTAAACCTGTCGGGGCAGCGTTCAAAGCCAAACTCGAGCAAGACGTCGCAGCCGCCTTACGGGACGCGGAGGCGTTTGGTACAGCGGCCCGGGCAGAAGTATCGGCCCGGGAATCACAACGCCAATTAGGGATCACCCAGCAGCAGGTCGCCCTAGCGTTATCGAATATCGTACGTCAAGCCGACGCCCGTAGTGGCGCGGTCGTCACCCCGGTGCTCGCATGACCCTGCTTATCGTAAAAAAGGTGGTGGCGGGGCCGCGGGTTAATCTTGTGCCTAATCCGTCTTTTGAGGTTGGCCTCGCAGGTTGGGGGGCTACGGGCATAACGCAAACACAGTCGAGTCTGTGGTCACAGTTCGGCTCTAAGTCAATTAGGACACAACCAACGAGCGCAAACCGGGATAATCATACGGCCATGAATACGACCGCTTCGGCTTTTGGTATCGTTGGCGGCACTACCTATACTTTCTCGTCCTACATTTATTTACCGGCAGTCTTATCAGGGCCACTAGATGGACGATCTAGAAGCATACTTGTTTATTATCAGAGAGCATCTACGGGCGGTTCATACTTTAACTTTCCAGTTAATCCAGCACCTAACGCCGTAGGTGTCACTCGGTTATCGGTTACTGGCACTTTCCCGCCCGACGTCACAACGATACTAATCCGGCTCTATAACGGTGCCACTAACTCCGCCACTAACCTCGTCTACTTCGATGCCGTACTCGTCGAGCAAAGCGCCACACTTAACCCATATTTTGACGGCACCACGACCGACCCAAGTATCGAAGTGGTCACCCTCGGATGGAACGGGACACCGAACAACAGCACCAGCACCCTGACCTACCTTGCCGACGATCCATTCGACCTCGACAACATTGACTATAACCTTGCGATAGCACACGGGCGCTCAGATGTCACCAGCAGCCCGACCGCATCCAACGCCCAACTCGTCCTACGGGGTGACACGGGCCCACTCCTTGAATTAGCCGACGTCATTCAAATATCTTTCGACGGCGTGAAACGGTTCACCGGTGCGATCAGTGACCTTGACGTGACCTTTCTTAGCACAACAATACCGACCGCGATCACGACGATTACAGCAATGGGGAACCTCGCCAAACTGGGATATACGGATGTCGGTGCCACTGGCTACATCGAGCAGAGCGCCCGGCAACGTGTAACCGACATACTCGACGCGACCGGCCTGACGTACCTCAACGCAGGCGACCCCGACATCACCCTCTATGAGACACTAGCAATCGACGCGCAACCCTCCACAGCCCTCGACGCCCTCGCCCGTATCGCCCAAGGCACCGGGGCAACGTATTACGACGACCCGCAAGGCCGCATCATATTCGAGGACTACGGCAACCGGAGCCTAACAACCTTTAACGGCACATGGTCTAATCAGGTCGGGAACTGGTCTGGAGCATCCGGCACTTGGGGTTCATACCCCATAACGATCGGATCACTACCCCTAAATGCAGAAGGAATCATCTTTGCCCCTACATGGACGAAAACATTAACGCCCCTCATTAACGATGTGACGGTGGCCTACGGGCCAGACTTGACACAGAACCAAACGGATGGGGCCTCGATCACTCAGTACGGTCGCCGGGAATACCGGCTAGAAACACAGATCAAACTAGAAGCCGACGCAATCACCCGGGCGGCCTCCATCATCACGGCGCAAGCAAACGGGCTATGGAACCTCGGACAGGTCAGCATCCTGATGAGTGAACTCGACGAAGATCAAACCACGCAAGTACTCAACCTACTATCAGGATCACTAGTAAACGTGATCGGCCTACCCGCATCCGGCCCATACACACAATTTAACGGAATCCTCGAAGGATGGACGGACTCCTACAACAACGGTCAGCACATACTTACCCTGTCAATCTCCGACCCGCGTTTCTCGTATCAAATCCTAGAATTTGGGGAAGTAACCGACACGCTCACTTGGGGAGATGTAGACCCGGGTGTCCAATGGTATGAAATAATAACTAACAACGATCTGATAGGAGCATAAAAATGGCTGTAACAGCAGCAGGCACCCCTTATGTGGAGTCCTCGGACCTCGTAGCGAACTATCCGGGGGACAGTTTGGCGCTCGCAAACCGGGTGGATCAGGTTATGCAGGCACCGACTCAAAACGCTCAAACCGGCACGGCCTACACAGCGGTGTTACTTGATGCGGGGAAAACCGTCACGAGGTCTAACGCGGCGGCCAGTACTCACACGATACCGGCGCAAGCCACCATCGCATGGGCCGCGAACACTCAACTCAACTTCTTAAACATTGGTGCCGGGATTGTGACTATTACTCCGGCGGCCACTGTCACAATTAACGGCACACCCTTGACACTTGCGACATCAAAGGGGGGAAGCCTAGTCCGCACAGCGTCAAACGTATGGACGTTCATCCCTTTCTTGGGTGGGCCTAGTTCCCCTGTCGTTAATGAGGGGGGTTCAACTGGCGTCACTTTCTCCACGCTGACTAACCCGGATGGGGATGGAATAAATTACCGGCTGGCGGTGTGGAATGCTTCTGGGACGCTTGTTGTCACAGCACCCGGCTTGGCGCAACTATTGGTGGTTGCTGGCGGGGGTGGAGGTGGGTCTTTCACTGGCGGCGGTGGTGGTTGTGTTCGCTGGGGAAGTTTTGTTATTCCGGCGGCCACCCAAACGGTAACTATCGGCGCTGGGGGTGCAGCAAATACGCCAGGCGGAAATTCCATTCTGGGATCTGTTCTTAGATCTGGAGGGGGTGCCCCGGGAGAAAGCATTGCCGACCGCTTTAGTGGTGTTGGTGGTGGAGGATCACCCGGAGGTTACAACAAACTTACGACTGACTTACATGCAGGCGGTGGGCAAGGCGGCACAGTTTACGGCGGTGCAGATCAACCGACAGGCATACTCAACTTAATTACGGGTTCAAGTATTGAATATGGCGCTGGGGGTCGGGGTACGGGTGGTGCTGGGACAGCGAATCGCGGTCGAGGTGGGGCGACGGGTAGTTTTATTGGTGGCTCTGGTGTTGTTATTGCTCGCTGGGAGATCTGATGAATTATTTTGCAGAAATAGTTGACTCAACAGTTACGCAAGTAATTGTGATAGATATAGATGCTCTTTACCCTGACTCCGAACCTATCGGCCAAGCCTTCATCGCCTCAATAGGTATCGAAGGGGAATGGCTGCAAACGTCGTACAACAACAATTTTCGCGGCCAGTACGCAGGCCAAGGAATGACCTATGACCCGACACTTGATGAGTTCGTTAGCCCACAACCAGAGGAGCCCCTAAGTGAGTGAAATAGATCAAGAATTGCACGTGGACACGGTAGAACCGGAGCCGGTCAAGAAGAAGCCAACATCTTCGAAGCACCCTAAAGTGGCCGATGAAACCGAACGCGCAAGGGCAATCGTCCGAGCCAAACTAAAAAGGTAACTAATGGACTTCCGCGACGTCGTCGGACTCATAGCCACATCCCTAGCAGCCCTCGCAATCATGGGAACTGGCCTAGTGTGGCTAATCCGCAACGTGGTGCGCGATGAAATAAAAAAAGCCACCCTACCAATACAGCCCGGGTTCCGTAACGGTGGCGATTCACTCGCAGACGTGTCCTCAAAAGTCGATCGAATAATCGAAAAGTTAGGGCTCTAATGAAGCATTGGCTCGCAACAACGTGGGAAGGCTCGATCCTCAAAATAGCGACCGGGGCCGCATTGGGCGCGCTCCTATCATGGCTCGCGACCGCAGACGTTCACCCGCTAATAGTCGCAGTCTCGGCGGCAGTCATACCAGTCATCATTAACGCTTTGAACGGTGACGACTCACGATATGGGAGGCTCGATAATGGCCCGGTTATGTAAAGGTGGCGTCACTTTGCGCGACCAGATTAACCGAAGGTGGCCTAAACGCGACAAGAGCTCCGACGGGTGGATCGGTGATAAGGCACACGCCTCCCGAGCATCGGACCACAATCCGAACAAAGCCGGGGTCGTCCACGCCATAGACATAGACGAAAATCTAGGGACGTATGCGAATGGGCGCACCGCCCGGCTCCTGGCTAACCAACTACTCGAGTACGCGGCCAGCGGGCTCCCCGGTGCCAAAAGACTTAAATATGTGGTTTATGAAGGCCGGATAAGTAGCGGAACCTACCGGCGCACGTG